CGCGTCAACGTGACGCATCATGACGCCGGCGGCGCCGTACTTCCCCCACATACCGGGCGCGTACATGCCGTCGCCGGACTTGCCCCGCAGCTCCTTCGGCAGGATCGTGAACGGTGACTTGGTGCCGAAGCGGCCGTCCTCCGCGCGCGGGTGCAACGCCTCGAAACGCGCGTCTGCCGTCAGCGGCTCGTCCTCAGCGTCCTCGTCATCACTAAAGATGTACACGACGGTGCACCGGCAGTTGATGACGTTCTCCGGCCGGCCGGCGGGATCGCCCGGCACCTGCAGGAAGTCGCCGTCGACGACGAACGGCTGGTTGACGCCGACGCGCTGGCCGTCCGTCAGCCGGTGCGCCTCGCGCGTCCGCGCGTCGTCGGTGGCCAGCCACTCCTTCTGGCACTCGGCGTCAGTGAACCCGGCGACCTTGAGCTGCTGCAACGAGCCGAAGTTCGCGGCCGGGACGACCTCGGTGCGCGCGATCGTCTGGGCGTGCGGCTCGGAGATCTTAGCTACGCCGCGTAGGCGCGTCGCCAGCTGCTGGATCGACTCGCCGGCCTCATAGCCGAGCGCCAGCTGCGTGCGCATGTCATTCCAGACGACGTCCCCGATGCCGGCAAGCCGGTTCTTGGCGCCAGTCAGGTAGGTCGCTGCCAGGTCATAGGTGATCTTGGGAACGTCGGGTGGCAGCGTCGTGTGCACGTCCTCCGCGGCGTCGATGAACGTCTGGACGACGTACGGAAACAGGACATCGTCGACCTCCTGCGTCCACGTCGTCGTGACGACTCCCAGCGCGCCGGCCGAGACCGTGGGGTTCGGCGGCGCCGGCTCGGCGGACAGCGTGAGCTCGGTGGCTGCGGTCATAATCGTTTGGAAACTGAGCGCGCGCAGGCTGCGCCAGATCGCCCGCGTGGTGAGGCCGTCAAACACCCTCTCGCGGATCTCCAGCTCGTCGCTGGTCAGACCGACAGCGCGCCGCATCTACGGCCTCCCCGGGCCGCTCGCGGCGCCGGACGGCGCGTCTCGCTTGGCGGCCGCGCCGTTGGTCGCGCCCGCGGGGGGTCCGGCGGCCGGCGCGCCCGCTGCGGGCCGGCCAGGACCCCCGAGAGCCGCGCCGGCCACCGAGCCGTCGGGGAGGATGTCGCCGGCCTGGGGCGGCTCGGGCTTGTCCTCCGGAAACAGGAGAAAGTAGGCGTCGGACAGCGGCACGCCCGCGACGGTCGCGTTGGTGAGCAACATCCGGCGCAGCTCCTCATCAGTGGGCTGGTCGGCCTTGTCCAGGCCGATCACCTTGCGGTAGGCCACGTCGTCGATCGACATGCGCGTGCGGGCGTCGATCGCGTTCTGCGAGTTGTCCGGCTTCTGGATGAGGTCAGACGCGTCGTACCAGACGACGCTGCGCCCCTCGTCACTCTTGATCGATAGACCGGCGGCGCGCATGATTGGCCACAGGTACTTCTCGGTCAGGCCACCGACGAAGATCTCGATCGTCGACCCGAAGATGTACTTGATGTTGTCCTCGGAGTCGACGTACGCGTTCCAGTGGTTGAGGTCGCTCTTACCCTGCATGGCTTCGGGCGGCGCGGGCAGCTGCTTGGACAGGTTGGCCAGCGCCGCGGCGCGCGCCTCAATGACCTTCGGGTCGATGCCGGTCGCGATGATGAGATGCTTGAACTTCTCGATGAACTCAGCGGGGACGCGCAGCGGCACGGGAATGGCGCTGGCCGGCGAACCCGGGTCCCGGATGCCGCGTGACGCGATCGCGATCAGCTCGGCGATGAACGGGTCCGGCGCGTCCTTGAACTGCGGGTTGACCGGGAACGTGACCTCTGACGGGATGAACAGGAAGCCGTTGAAGACCAGGCGGGACAGCAGCGTCGCGATGATGTGACGGTTGTACAGGTCGATCTCGCGCAGCGTCGTGATCGCGGGACGCGCCCAGCTGGTGACCTCGTAGTCGAGCTCGTCGTCGGGCCGGTAGATGCGCGCGACCAGCGACGACGGCGCCAGCTGGCGCCACCGGTCGGGCGCGGTGCGCACCTCAAACCCGGTTAGGACCGGCTTGCCATCGGCCTCACGTATGATCTGTCCGGTAACCGGGTCACGAAACGGCTTCTCCGAGCGGCGAATCTGCTTGGCTGACTTGACCTCAAAGACGCGCGAGTCACCGTCGACGTCGTCCGCCTGGTCCTCGCCGAGGAAGTAGCCAACGCCGGCCACGCCGAGGTGCCGGCCCCACTTGTACAGGTACTGCGTCTCGCCGCCCCGGGCGTTTATCACCAGGTCGTCGACGTACTGCGCGGCGGGTCCCTTGTCAGTCATCTCCGGTTCACGGATGCCCGGCTTCTGGTTGGCCGCGACCAGGTGCATGCGGCTGATGCCGGCGGAGAACCAGTCCATCACCGAGCCGAACTCGCCGATGGAGCGGGTGAACTCCCACATCTCGTCCTGCCACGTCTTGTACTGCAGGGCGTACTGCTCACGCGCGGCGCCGGTCAGCGTCTGCGCGGAACCGACCAGGATCTGCGGGTTGACCTGGTCCAGCGGCGCCGGTAGGCGGGGCCGGGTACGCGCGGCCGGAGCGTTAGCCACCGGTCACCTCCCTTTAGACGCGTCCGTGTCGTGCGATCGCTGCGTTAGCCCACATCACTGCCTCTTCGATGTGCGTAATCGCGAGCGACAGCTCACGTGATTCCTTCGCGGCAGTGTCGACAACCAGCGCGAATTGCAGTCCCGCGTTACGAATCTGCTGATACAGCTCAACGTCTCTACCGTCGCGCGGCGGATGGTAGGTGAACCGGTTCTCGAGGTCGTGTAGGTCAGGCATCAGTCGGGTTCCCTCTGCGCGATCAAGCCGGTGACGGACGACGCGACCAGCGCCGCGAGCACCCACAGCATCGTCTCGTGCCAGCGCCAGGTCAGGTACGTCAGGCCGGCACCGACCCAGATCGAGGTGCACCAGTCACACTCCCAGGCGTACGCGAGCGACCGCATGACCAGGTTCGTGTCGTGTCCGCTCATCGATATCCGGCCGCGCTCCTCGGCGGGCGCGTCGGCGTAGACGCCCCAGCGCGTGACGAACTTGTCCCGCACGACGCAGTACAGCGGGAACTTGTCGCGCGTCACCCAGCGCGTCACGCGGTGCGTCGCCAGAGCGAGCAGAATTACCGTCACGGAGAAGAGACCGACTGGCACGCGGAGATCGTACAACGGAGCGCGCCGCGGACGGAAAAAACACGGGGGCCGTCCCGCGCCGTTCCCTGATGCGGGGGAACGGGGGACGGCCCCCTCTGTGCGTTGACGCAGGACCGACGTCCGCGCTTGTGTCATCCCTTAGCGCGGTCCGCCCGCTGAGCGGCGGGCAGAGAGTCGGTCCTTACCGGGTTGCACCCCGGCTTAACGTCACCGTTAAGCTACGAGAATATCTTATCCAGGGCGTCGTTGACCGCCGCGCGGAACGTCCGCGGCGCGGTTTGGTTTACGTCATCTAGGAAGCGCGCCACGTCCAGCGCGGCGCAGATCAGAAACGCGTACCTCTCGCCCTCGGGCGTGTACTGCGTCAGCCGCAGTGACAGCGCCGCCGGGTTAGACAGCCGCAGCTGCAGCGACGCGACGCCGGACGGCAGCGGAATACCCGGCACGCAGCTGGCCAGCGCGTCCGAGAAGTGCAGCCGGTCAAGCTGCCAGAACTCGTCGGTGCCCTCCGGGTGGATGGTCACCGCGAACGGGTCATCATCTTCGTAGGTCCAGAGGACGGATACCGCGCCGTGATCATGCATCTTCCGGCAGCTGACGATGGTCAGGATTCGTGCGCTCTTTGCGATCATCTCTCTTCTCTCCTCACCTGGTAGCCGTGACGGTGATCTCGGCGACGCAGTTGGCGCAGAGCAGCAGCTCGACGTCGTTGTCCGCCCGGACGGAGACCAGCTCGGCCTCCGGCACGATCTCACCCATCCGCTCGCAGCGGCCCAGGTGATCGGTGTACTCGTACATCTTCTCGCTCCTCACTTTACGTTTACGTGGATCTGAGGGGATTCGAACCCCTGTCTCGCATCGGCTAAAACGGCTGACGAGACCGCCAATACTATACAAAATTGACAGGAAGCGCCGTTGAGGTAACACGATTTCGTGTTACCTCAACAACTCACCCTATACGCGCGCGGGAGAGGAAGTTACTGGGGTTACACGCTTTCGTGTAACCGACTCTCGGGCCTGTTTGCAGACCCTTCGAAGCCGGGGCGGCGTACGCAGCTTGTTTCCGCGTACGGGCCG